TTTTAAGGGGCTTTGATTAAAACCAAATGGGTCTACAACTAACGCATTGTTGCTCATAGTTTTCCTCTGCGCCTGTTATTCAAATCTATTTCATCTTGAGTTAAATAATCTTCCGCGCGAACTGGTTCTAAACCATTTCTTAAATCTCTTTGAGGGCGAACCATAAGAGGACTAGAAACTTTATTCCCTTCTGCATCTTCTGTCATGCGGAACAAAGGTACTAATTTGTTTTTAACAATCCCCATAACCCGATACATAACTTGATTGTTAGAATATCTAATAGGAACAAGAACAGCTTTTCTGTCTACTCCATCATCAGAAGCGGCTAACTCTCTTTCTTTAGCTATAGCTTCTGCTTTTCGAGACTGCCTCATTAACATTGTATTTTGAGGGCTTATAAAAAATGCCGCGCCTTCCCCCATATCTTGGAAGAAAGTGCTTTCTGCTCTTTGATTGTACTCAACATCTTTTGATAAAAGAAAAGAACCAGACTCACCACTAGCAGTAAATACTGTGCCACTACCTAGAAGTTCATCAACACTATCTACAAAGCCTTCTACGTTGGCTTCACCAACAGTAGCCCTTAAAGAAGCTCTAGACCTGTTGCCGTAGCCAGAAGAATAATCAACAACAAACCCTTCAGTTGGTAAGAATTGCGTATTGTAAAAGTCATCTAGCTTTGCATCCAATGTTTCAAACGTCATGCCGTTTTCAATCATTGTCTCAGCATAAGGCAAAAGCTGGGTCACAACATTTAAGTTGCCCTCAAAGTTATCTATTAAATAATCTTTTACATTATACTTTTCATTTTCTTCTTTATCTAAAGCTTTCTTCATGTTGTCTTGGAATACAGTTTTGTTTAAATCTTTTGCTACATCATCAACTTCATTGACTCTTGTAATAGCACTAGCCGCGTCAATGTTTTCCACATCCATTATTGATAACACAGTATCTAGTTTAGCCATTGTCTTTGCATCCATGGCTGTGCCACCTTCAGCTATAGCCAGATGATTAATGCTATAACCAGTCATGCCAGAAACTGCGTTTCGATTGTTAGCGTAGTGTTGTATTGCTACATTAGCTTGCTGTGCTGACAATGTTCCATTAGCCAGTTGAGTCATGGTACTAGAAAAAACTTCTGGAATTGCGTGAAGATTTCTTATCTGACGATAGACTTCTTTTGTGCCTGTTGGCATGTTTTCACTAGGCAAAGAGTCTTCGTTAGTAAAATAAAATCTATCGTTATTAGTTGCGTTACCAGCTTTTGTATTAATGTAAGCCTTTTGGTCTGCAACAGTTGAGCCATATGCATTGCTTCCAAATGCACCGCCTTCAACAACTTGACCAGCATTTTGACCACGCAATAATTCAGCGTCTTGACTTTCTTCACCCTTTAAAGTGCTTATTGTTGTTTTAATATCATTAGCAACACCCTGCAAAGCATTAGGGGATTTCTTGTTTGCCATCTCTAGCATAATTGAAAGCTGTTCTCTGTGTGACTCTGGCACACCAGTCATATTGCCGCCATTAGTTTTAACTGCCATGTATATGCCACGAAGCGAACGGCTATTTAATTCAACAACTTCTCCTTGAGCATTTTTCATAACGCTACTGCCATTACGCAAGCCATCTATAAAGCCACCAAAGGTAGAATCAATATGATTAGCTAAAGCAGTTGCTCTAACCGTTGCTGTAATTTTTTCATTACTTGGGTCAATGCTATCAATATAATTAAAACCACGTTCTAAAGTGTCTGCAAAGAAAGTATTATCCCCATTGTTATTTAATGAAGAACCTTCAGAACGAATTTTCCCTTGATTTATTTCATCAGCCGCACCAGTAAGAACATCTAAAGAAGTTTGAGATGCGGCGGCAGTATCTTCTTTGGCTTGAAGTTTTTCAGCTTCAGCACTAAATTTAGAAGCATCAACACCTTTAGAGTTAAACCAAGAACTAAAGGCTTGGTCATCAGTACCTCTAATATACATATTATTTTTAAGCAAAGAGTCTAAGCTTGGTTTAATTCTGCCGATAAATTCTTCTTTGCCTTTAATGATAGTACCTTGATTAAGATAAGTTTCTACAGCAATTAAATCAGTTTGCTCCATATTAGTAATGTCAGGCAAAATTTGATTAAGAAACTGTGAAGTCTTAATTCTGCGAGAGCCATCTAATTTAGTTTTAGATTCATCAATCTCTCTGTTTTGATACAGACCATCGGCTACTTTTTGCCTATCGTCTAATGCTTTTCTTGCTTCAGCAACAGAGTCTGGATTGAACGAACCAATTAAATCATCGCTATTTTCATATTCATTAGCCCAATTATTGGCACTAAGATTGTTGCTGGGGATGCTACTGATTCTGTTCTTTTCATTTATAGTGTCTCTAGAAGATTGAAGTATGCTTTCAGTAGAGCCATTTTGATTAAAGTAAGTAGTAAACGCCCCTTGGTCTTTATCAGGCTTATAGCCTTGAGTATCAATAATAGCTTGAATTGCCGCCTTTTGATCGTCACTCATCCATTCTGAAAATTCTTTTTTATTTACAAGAGCCTGTTTAACATTAGCCCATTTAGCGGCAGTCATGTCTTTGCCAAACACTGAAGTCAACAACGTCATAGAATTTAGTTGTCTGTAAATATTTAATTCTTCAACGTCTGTTTCTTTAATCTGCCTTTGCTCTGCCATGCCAGTTCTTTTTGCTCTCTCTGCGGAAAGAACTTCTTGATTGGCAATAAAGGTTTCAACAGGATTGCTAGAGTTTTCTAACGATGGCACGTTCGTTGACATGAAGCTTTCAGTAAACTTGTTCATACTAGGAACGTGGATAGTACTGTAGTCTTCTGTTTTCGATATAGAATCTTGCTGTAGCTGTTCAGTTTGAATTGCATTTTTGTCTGAGATGTAAGTGTCAAGCCAAGTAGTTAGCTCCTTAGTATCTGTGCCAACAACAAACTTTGAGTTCTGATTAGCTGAACCGCTTTTTAATACTTGTGTAACAGCCGCTTGCAACTCAGCAGTTTGAGCATCGGTATCCCCTTTAATCTTTGAAGTAGTAACCCCATTAGAGTTAATGGCAGACTTAATCTGCCTCATGGTTACTATGCCTAAGTCATTAAAGTTTGGAATCTTTGCTAAGAAAATAGATTTTTGTCTAGTGTGCCTTAAAGACTGCAATTCATTTTCGTATGCTTCGCCAACTAAAAGATTAGAATCACGCGCATCTTCTATTAAACCAAGTTGAGATTCAAACATCTCATTGATTTCATTAGGCTTTGCACCAGCAAAAGCAGAGTCGAGTATGTCACCATTTTGGGATTGAAGTATTTTTAGAACATCTGTTCTGTCATCATCTAACTGTCTAGCTACACGCTTTTCTTCTAAGTTAAGACCAGTAGAAGCTAAGTATTCAGAGCCAACAGATTCAATGTATCCTTTGTATTTTCCAATAGCCAAGCCATGCATATTGTCAATATAATCACCAAAGGTAGTCTTAAATTCCTCAACACCTTTGTCAGTGCCTTGATATTTTAGAGCAAGGGTAGCCGCTTTCGTTTTTATTTCTTGGTTAATTGATTCTTGGAAACGCTTATCAATAACAGATTCGTAAGCGTCTTGAGCGATAGAACCAAACCAGTAGGCAATAAAGACATTGCCTCTGGCTTGCCTGTCTCTGGATTGATGGTTCTTATCTGCTCTCGCTCTAATTGTTCAGCAACCTCTATACCCTTCTTACGCGCCTCTACAGCCGCCATCTTGTAAGCTTGGTTAGTTAATTGGTTGGCAGACTCGTAAGCCCCTCTCCACGCTTCTACAGCCGCAGTAGGCGCACGAACAACGCCTATAGTGGTATTGCGAAACGATACTCTTTCTTTAATTACACCAGCCATTATGCTATCGCCATAGTTTCGTACATCTTGCCCATGCCGCCCACAAGAGACATCATAGCTTTGTTTCTTGCACTCCTAGCTCTTACAGCACCTTCATACCTAGCAACCTTACCAGACAACTTTAAGCTTTCACTTTTCATAAACCCTTGGAAACTAATACGACTAGCATCCCTAAAAGCTGTTTCTTTCTGCTTATCTAAAAAAGCTTGAAAAGATTGGTCAGATGTATCTCTGCCGAGGAAAGAACGGAAAGCTTCGTTAGTGGCAGTAGCCGCATCAAATTGATTTATTCGATCAACGTGCATCTGCTCTGACTCAATCATAGAATTTATCTGCTCTTGCTGGAACTGTTGCTCCTTGAACTTGCCCATGTCATTAGCGGCATTGCCTTCTTGCAATGCAGAGTAAACAGAAATACCAGTGCCAATAGCTTGCATTGCAACCATAAAACTCATTAGAACGATACCTCCGCTATTAGTCCATTAACCTCTAGCTTTAATGGATAGTTTTGTGAAATTTTAATTGAAGGGTCTTTATCATAACCTAAGAACCTAAACTCTTTTTTGCCAGTAGCCGCAACTCTATCGTTACTAAAGTCATCAGTAACTTGGCGCAGTATTAAACTATCGTTGTTTACTTTGATAGAGAAAGTATCAAGAACATCGACAACAACTTTGTAAACACTTCGAGGCTGACCTGTGAGTGGACCGCCTTGTATAATTCCATCAATAGGCATTGTCTCTGCATTTACATTAAATTTGTATCCTACTTCTACAGTTGTTAATGCGTTATTTATTTTTGTTAAATCAAGGATTGCGCCTGTTGCAGATACAGTAACAGAAGAACTGGGTATAGTTGTAGTTACCCCACCAAATGACGCTTCCGCGTATATGTTTGCGTTATCAGCTTGCAAAGAAGAAAACGTAATTGTGAATGTGCTATTGCCCCCACCAACAGAAACCTCTACTGGCTGTTCACTAAATGCAGTTCCATTAGCTTTATAGAATGTAACAACAGATAAAGATGTAGTTGTAATCTGTGCTGTTGCAGATGGGTCTTTAACCATTACATTACCATAGTAATCTGATCCTTCAACAACATCTACCATAGAGCCATCGACAAAATAATCTGACACATCGAACACACCAGCAGTGCCAGTGTATGAGTTAGAAAAATCTAAATTAAACCTAGGTTCAAACTCAAGAAGATAAAACCTTTCAACCCCATCACCTTTGTCAAAAACCATAACAACAAACACTCTATCATCAATAGTGACCACAGAATGAAACTTACCTGTTGATGTAAACTCTGTCCAACCAGCGCGTTTCTCACCTCTGTTAGAAGCAAACAAAGCCATAGTTCCATCTAAGTTTACAGCAAACATAAATGTCTCTGGTCTGTTCAAAGCACCATTCAACACAGACATTTGAATGGGAGATTTAATTAGGTGAGGCGACAACGTAGAAACTGCGGAACTAACATATGCCGCCTCTGCGTCAGAGAATAGATATTCCCTAACGACTGAGCCGTTCTTTTGGACATAGATAGTCGCACCATCATAAGATAATGGTCGAACAAAACTAGAGCCAAAAGGTGTCTGTCTTTTAATCTGAGCGTTTGTTGCGGTAATAGGTTCGTTCAATAGTGACGGAATATAAAACTCAGATGTTGAAGTGAATATCTGCAAATCACGGTTTGAAACAATATGGCGTATTGCGTTAATCTCACCAATGCTTGCAGTTAAATCTAACGCATCATTATCTTCAGCATCGCCAACATCAAAGTTAAAGTATTCGCTAGAGCGACTAGCCCATATACCATCAGGCTGTCCGACAGTGCCGCCAAACCACAGTCTGTTTTCATGGAAGGTAACTGCCGCAGGGAAACCTCGATAAGAACTATATGATTGTTCTTTCCAGTTAATAGTAGGTGCATGAGTTGTTATTCTTGGCGCACCACCACCGTCTATAGAAGCGTTAGCATTTGTTCCTGCAGTTATAAAGTAATGGTTTGCGTCAATAACTTCTTGTACGTTTCTACTACCGTTAATACTACCAGCAGTAATACCAGCAATAGAACCAGCCCTAGATATTTCTATTGTGTCGCCAACTTTTAAACCATGCTCAATATGAGTAACTTCAAGATCGGCAGTGCCATCAACACTTCTAAAAGCGTCAATGTCTAAATCAATTTGAATTGTTCCAAATATATCGCCAGTAGCTTGAGTCGCGCTTTGCACACTTTTGATTTCAATTTCAGTCTTAGCGTATTTTAAAACAACCCCAATATGTTTTGAGTCAGGATAATTACCGCCAGTTTGCGTACCAGTTGTATCAAAGTAGTTAGAGCTTGTTGTAAGGGTAATATTGTTACCAGTAGATGCCGATGGATCAAGAGTAACGCCAGTTTCTTGGAAGCTATAGTATGGCTGGAAAGTTGTGTTACCGTCAGAGCTTGTCTCAAAAAGAAAAGAGCTAACCTCAAAGTCAGTTAAGCTAGTTCTTCTAAGCTCTCTTGTCTGAAAACTGTTATGGCTAATAAACATTACATCGCCTGATTGTGCGTATGTAACTTCGTGCAAGATGCTGTCAGTAAATGGTAGCGCATCACCGTCAACATCTTGCGTGACAGTAGATACCAGACTTACATTTCCAGTGGTAGGGCTTATTTGAAAACATCTAATCTTAGCGTTCTCTAAAGAAACTATATATCTTTCATCGTCAGAAAATATAAATGGCACAAGTCTATGTTGCTGAACCTTGTTGTTTAAATCAGGAACAGTATCAAATTCATAGATAGCTTTAGTGCCAAATCTTTTAAGGATGCCGCCTTCGTTTTTAATAAAGAAGTTCTCTAGTCTTTGCGCGGCATTGATATAAACATTAGTGTCAGTTCTAGTGATAAGTGAAGGACTGACTTCGCCAAATTGAAAGTTGCTAAGTGGTACTCTTATTCTAGGCATTAGCTACGCCTTTCAGCAATGAACCTTGAGGTAGTCAACTTCCTTGTTGTCTGTTGCTGTGAGTCAAGATTCCTAGCTTTGATCATAGCTTTATCAGCTAAATTCTGCATAAGGGTAGCCATAGAAGAATCTCTAGCTAATGAAGTCGCAAACACAATCGCAATAGAATATTCAACAGCAAGAGTGAAATATGAAGGCCAACGAGATTCGTCTGGTCTATAGGTATAGTCAGCTATAACTGTGTTAGTTGTACTGGTATCACTAAAGACTTTATCACCATAGATAGCATACTCTATAGGCGAATCATTTACAGTGACCGCATGTATCATTAAAGAATCAGTAGGTATCTGATGCGCGGCTGACCATCTGCCAGTAGGCGCGGCAGTAAGAAGATTTAAAGTTTGCTGGTTAGTAGCAAAACGCCACCTTGTATTTGTAAGAGCATTGCGAACAATGTCTTCATACATATTAACAGCAACAGTAGACTCAGTTGTTCCGTCACCACAAGAAGTAATTGGCTGTGCGCCAATCAAGAGTAACGCTCTCGA